TTCAGGTTCAGGTTCAGGTTCAGGTTCAGGTTCAGGTTCAGGTTCAGGTTCAGGTTCAGGTTCAGGTTCAGGTTCAGGTTCAGTAATTTTATTTTTAATTGCTATCTCATTTAGTTTTTTAAATCTTGATGTACTTGTATCTGCTGAAAAATCACTTTGATGATTTCTAATAATATGGTAAATTACTGTTATAATAAAATTATCAATATTTAGATCAATGTTTTTATTAAAAGTTAAACCTAAAAATTTATTGAATTTTTTTGATTTGTAATTAATTTCGTGATGTGTATAATTATGTGATCCGTTATTAGTATTTAATTGAATATTTCCATATTTTCTAGATTGCCTATATAAGTTAATTTTACCATTTGTTAATGCTTTATTATCATAATATGTAAATGTTGATTTTATTGTTAATTTTTCAATGTTTTTATCATTTACATCATTTTTTTCGAATTTTTTGATTTTATCTTGTATTTCATTTTTTTTTTTATTTTTTAATTTATCATCTTCTAATACATAATATCTATCTTTCATTTTAATTAAATAATCATAATTTTCAAAATTATAATAAAGAGTTGATTCTTTATTAAAAGGTTTACATTTGTCTTGTTCAAAATAATTAATATTATTTGTAATTTCTTCATCATTTAAATAAATTTTTAATCCAGTTCTAGAAAAAGTTTCACTTAAATTTTTTTTTACATCATTTATATCACAATTTTTAATTATAGAATCTCTAATATTTTCAATAATTATTGTAGAACCATATTCATATCCATGTTTTTCTAAATACCGATCTTTTGAAATTTCACATATACTTGTTAGTTCATATGATTTAATTGGATCTGTTACATTTGCCATTTTATTAAAATCTAATTCAATTTCAAAATATTTACCAATTTTTTTGGAATAGGTAAATATTTTACATTTATCTCCCAAATTCATAGCAGATGCTTTAAAACCAATACCAAATTCAGATGTTTCATTATCATTCTTATGTCCTTCTCTAGAATGTGCCATATTAAATGGACTTTTATCATTACTTTCATTCACGTTCTCAAAACCTTTTTCATATACATCACTAAAACTAATACTTAACAATTTATTTTCATCATTAAATTCTAATTTTATATAAATTTTATCTGATTTTCCAATAATATTATCAATAATATCATTAAAACATTTATTAAATGTATAACCAGATGCACGTAGTTGTTTTAGAGAACCTTTGAAATGAGGTACATTGATCTTGGGTTTATTCTCCATGATTTTTAGTTTAATATTTATTATCTAATTATTAATTTCAAATTATATTGTTTTTAAATATCATTATTACCATTGTATTTAACAGAATAATATCCACAAAATATACCATAATTAAACTGATCATTGTCTATTTTATCATAATTTCTATCAATTTTTTCTGGGTTCCTAATACGATTGCCAGAAGCATCTAAATTTGTAATTGGATCATGTCCAGTTTTATGACTCCAATATCCATCAATATCTTGTCTATAAAAATGATAATCTAAGTGTTCCCCACTATCATCTAATACTAATGCTATACGATAATGATCGCAAGGTATAGGAGTATCTATACTTTCAATGCGTTGAATACTTGGAAAATCACATCTTATCATTTCTTCTAAATTTTGACAATCATATTCGAACTCTCTATCGCATTTTTCACCAGGTTGTCGCTTTTCTAATATATCTGTTTCAATAGTATCTAGTGCATAACTATAACAATTATTTATTTCATGTTCGTCTACACTTAAATTCCATTTTTTAGGATTATAACTTGGTCCACCACATTTACTATTTTGTACAGGACAATAATTATTCATATATTAATATATATATATAATATATTATGAATGATAATAAATGTGTCATTTTTTTTGGAGGATTAATATTCTTACAATATTTAGTAAAAATGTTAAAAAATATTTTAAAAATAGATAGACCAATAAAATCAAATACATATGGAATGCCATCAACTAAATCAGCAACCCTATCTTATATATTAATATTTTTGATATTACAAAACAAAACTATGAAATTTACGATAAAAATAAAATTAATATTTTTAACATTTATTGGACTATTATATAAATTATATTATAATGAACATTCTATAATACAAATATTATCTGGATTAATTATTGGTATAATATATGGATATATATTATATAATATTCTATAATTAATATATATATAATATTATATTTATGTCAGATGATTCTAAACTTGAAACAGCATTAAAAAATTTAAGCATTCAAGATAATCAATATTTAAAAGATTTAAAAGAAAGAACATATAGACAAGTTGCTGAATCAGCAAGACAGGCACGTGATAGACCATTTAATTATCTTGAATATCCATTATTGAGAGATAGAATAGTCCGTAGAGATGAAATTGAACATGATCTTATGCCTGGAATGTATTTAAATTATCCAGATCCTGAAGGAGATATTAGAGATATGGCATCAAATGTAATGGGTAAAAAATTTCGTAATAAATTGACAATGAGAAAAGATAGATTAAAATTTGCAACAGATAAATTATATTTAGCAAAATTAATGAATACAGGAATATTGCCAGAAGATATTGTTAGAAAAGTGGCAAGAAGTAGATTTAATTTGAAAGGTGGTACAAATAATAGTGAATTAACAGATGAACAAGAAATAAAAGATGAATTTTTATCTGGTATAAAACCAGATCCAGATATTGCTATTAGACGTATTCAAAGCAGACATCGTGGAAATTTAACTAGAAAAAAACTATCTAATCGTAGGAGACAAATGATGGAACAGGAACCTGAACCGGAACCTGAACCGGAACCTGAACCTGAACCGGAATATGAAATTGATCCTGTCAGAAGCGATGCCCCAGAACTAATTAAACAAACCGCAACATTACCTACAGAAATACAAGATATGATTGGTAAAAATGTATATGAAAATAAATTATTTGAATTAAAAAACATAAATAAATTTCTCGTAAGTGAAATAGCAACTAGTGGTCAACCACCAGAACAATATATTGATCTTTATTTTATAGATTTAATTATGGAAAATATATCAGGATTAAATGGATTAATGTTGAAAAGTTTTATGAAAATGGATGTATTTGATGATAATTCCGGTTTTATATTAAGAGGTTTAAATAAAATATTTGGATTTTCAACAGATGTTGGAAATATATTTATAGATGTAATAACATCAACTATATATCCAGAAGATATAGATCCATTATATAGTAGTACAACATTTTCATCATTTTTAAATTATTTGATTTTTGATGTAGAAAATTTAACCGATTTTATAAGAAATTTCAGATTAGCATTAACTATGTCATCAAATTATACACAATTTGAAATTGAAAGATTTATAACCGATTTCTTAAATGCATTCAACCCCGTAAAAGATATGAAAGGTGGAACAAATAGTAGTGAATTAACAGATGAACAAGAAATAAAAGATGAATTTTTATCTGAAATACAACCTGCGTGGAAAAGTGAACCTATAATACCCCGAAATAATTATTCAGCATTCTTAAAACACATCACAGATTTACCATTTGATTTACAAGATATGATTGGTAATACAAGAGACAAATTAGTAAAAGAAAAAATAGAAGAACTCAAAGATATAAAAAGAGCAAATGCATATTTTATAAAAAAATTAACTTCAAAATATATAACAAGATTAACAATGTTTTATAATTTAGAAAAAAATATAAAAAAATACAAAAAAAATGTCAATAAAGATCTAATATTCAAAAAAATTAGATACGATAAATCATATATAAGTGAAATAAATGAATTATTTAGTTTTGATGATTATAAAGTATCTGAAATATTTGTAAAAATATTGATAGAATTAAGTGATGCTTTATTACCCGGTGAAAATACAACATTAGAGTTTTTACTACAATATATATATGATAATGGAAGAATATATTTATTAATTGATGTATTTGAAAAATATCTAACAACAGATGACAGCATTGATACAAAAATAGAAATAGAAATAAATTTAAATAAAATATTAATTATGTTAGATTTACAATAAATTATAAAATATAATAGATTATTTACAACCAGCACAATTTTTACAATACCAACTATTTAATCCAATTAAATCTAATCCAACATGTAATATAAATCCAGTTAAAAATAACGATAACCACATACCTCTATTCTTAAATATAAAATTTGTACTCACATTCTCAAATTTAGCAATAATATATCTTACAACTAATCCTAATAATAATACACTAATACCAACAGCAAAACCTTCTACAATAATATTTTTTGTATAACTCATCTTATATTATATCAAATATTAAATTTGAAATTAATATTATTAATAATTACAACTTTAAAACATGAAGTCATCTTATGATACAATTGATGATGACAAACAAGTCAAAAAGAAAAAATATACATGTAGAAATTGTATAATTCTTATATGTATATTTCTCTGTATCATAAATTTAATAGCACTATTCTTAATGATATATACATACAAACACAATAATATAAATTTAGCAGCAAAAACATATCATAGCAATCATCATCATCATTTGTCTTGCGATGATATGTATAACCCAAAAAAAAATATGTTTGGATGCTGTAATGTAACAGATTATTCCAATCATGTATATAATTTATCATTTAATTATATAGTATGTCGTGATAAATCTTGCAGTAATTGTCCAAAATATGATAATTTAGTAGAAAAATATTCGGAATATATTAGAGAATATCCAAATTATTATAATTTAATAGATTGTAATATTCATAAATGCTGTGAAATAAATAATATTATTATACCATTACTAATATGTCCAAAATCTACTGAAATTGTAAATAAATACAATCAAAATTATAGTAGTCCCTGGCAAGATTTAATAGTACTCTTCATATTAGCAGTAATATTACTGTTATTCAGTTGCTCTATTAGTAATAAAGGCAAGAAAGGACGACATTAATAAATATTTACAATAAAAAATATTATTATTATTTTTTATTATACTTCTTAAATAAACTTTGAAATACGTTCCAAAATGCTTGGATCGTATCTTATGGTATCGAGAGGTCCTTCCCTAAATTCCATACATTTCATTAATGCTAATCTACGTTCGCTTTTGATTGTTTTAACACGCTTGCGAGTCATCTTGCGTCTGTAACATCTTTGAATTCTGATAATATCCATGAATTTTTTTAGCATTAGTTTATTACTTACATGGATATTAGGACGAATCATACATATATCATATGGTGTATCACCAAGCTCATCACGAATGAAAGGATTTGCGCCATTTTCTAGTAAATAAATCAAAGATTCTGATGCTCGTTGAGGATTGTTACGTATACCAACTCGTTCATATGCCTCAATGACTTCCTGTCTGAATACTGGATCAGTAATAGCATCAATTTGTGCATCATCAATCTCATAGAAACTTGGACCATCATATATCGTCCAATGTAATACTGATCCAGTATCATTTGTGTAGTTTGGATCTGCTCCATACTTCAGCAACAATTGTATCATTTTATAATGTGATATGGATTGTAGATGAGATGCTATCATCAATGGTGTATTCCATATAGCATTATATACTGGGTCTGCTTCAAAATTTGGATTTAATCCTTTCTGTAAATAATCTTCAACAACATCAATATGGTCATTGTCAACAGCATCCATAAACTTGATTCTTGTAGATTCAGAATTCATATCTGCCATATTCAAAATAATGTCAGGGTATCTGTTTAACTAATACTAAAAAGAAAATAGTAGTTTTCAAATTACTAGTGTAATTTAGAATAAAAAATATTATTATTATTATTATTTTTTTTAGATGGGTTTAGATAAAGTTTGAAATGCGCTCCAAAAGGCTTGGATCATATCTTATGGTATCGAGAGGTCCTTCTCTAAATTCCATACATTTCATTAATGCTAATCTACGTTTGCTTTTGATTGTTTTAACACGCTTGCGAGTCATCTTGCGTCGATAACATCTTTGAATTCTGATAATATTCATGAATTCTTTTAGTAGTAATTCATTGAAAATATTGGTGTCGGTAATTCCAGAAGAATCAGACACACACACATCATATGCTGTTTCACCAATTTCATTACGAATGAAAGGATTTGCACCACGTTCCAATAATACTTCCAAAGATTCTGATGCATGTGGAATACCTCTAATGATGTGAGGATTTTGATATATGACCCAGTGTAGTACTGAACCACTATCATCAGAATAATTTGGGTCTGCCTTATGATCGAGCAATTCCCGAATTATATAATATGAATATTCTTCATCAATTTGAGCGGCAATCATTAATGGAGTTCTGGGTTTATTATCATGTAATCCACCCCATCCTGTGAAATTTGGATTTAACCCATCATCCAAATATTTTACAACAGCAGTATCATTCTCATTGTCTATTTCTTCTAGAAACATACGCTGTCGATTTAATAAAGACTGGTGTTCCTGTTCATTAAGAAATTTGATCCAATCATCAGATTGCCAGTCATCTGTCTGACGGACGGGCCACCCGGGCTGGCAATCATCAGAATCAGACATCATGCTAATGAGTATTTGTTTTAACTAATACTAAAAAGAATATAGTAGTTTTCAAATTACTAGTGTAATTTAGAATAAAAAATATTATTAATATTTTTTATGTTTGAGAAGTGAAAGAGTTTAGATAAACTTTGAAATGCGCTCTAAAATGCTTGGATCGTATCTTATGGTACTCAGAGGTCCTTCTCTAAATTCCATACATTTCATTAATGCTAATCTACGTTTGCTTTTGATTGTCTTGACACGCTTGCGAGTCATCTTGCGTCGATAACATCTTTGAATTCTGATAATATCCATGAATTCTTTTAGTAATAGTGCATTACAAGTACTTGTTCCAAGGGGATCAACCATGCACACATCATATGCTGTTTCACCGGAATCATTGCGAATGAAAGGATTGCTACCACATTCCAATAATAATCTTAAAGATTCTGATGCATATGGAATCCCTCTAACGATGTGAGGATTTTGATATATGACCCAGTGTAATACTGAACCACTATCATCAGAATAATTTGGATCTGCCTTATGATATAGCAACTCCCTAATCATTACATATGAATCTATATAATTTTGACCGGCAATCATTAATGGAGTTCTGGGTTTATTATCATATGATACATTTCCTACAAAATTCGGATTTAATCCATCCAGCAAATAATCTTTGACATTATCAATATTTCCGTTGTCAATTTCGTAGAGAAACAGACGCTGTCGCTCTTGTTCACGCTGACGTATAGGAAGTTGAAAGATTCCAGCATTCTCTCCATCCAAGGAGGGTAAGATGGGCATGATGTTGTGTGAGTGTGTATAAAACTGTGTATATAAAACTGCGACTGTAACTGTTTTTAACTAATACTAAAAAGAATATAGTAATTTTCAAATTACTAGTGTAATTTAAGAGAAAACTAGTATAATTTACGAAAAAAAAAGTTTATTAACTTTCTTTTTTCTTTTTTCTACAATTTATATAGATTTCTTACATAGAGAATTGGGTTGTTTTTTGATTCTTCTGAAAAATCTTCATAGCATACATATTCCTCTTGATTGTAGTTTGTCACCGCTAGAAGCATCTTCTAATTTAGATTTTACATCAAAACCAGCAGCTCCATTCCATGTCTTTGTTTTTTCAATAATTTCACTCAAAAGGTATGCTTTTTTCTTCCCAGTTGTGGTTGCTGCTCGATACGTCCCATGGCCCTGTAGCCGCGCGTCACGGTGCTGGCGCTTGAGCTCGGCCAGCTCCTTGTCGGAGCTCACGCCAAATGTATCCTTCAGATACTTGTCCATGTGCCACTCATACTCAGACTTTGAAATCAGTCCGTAGTCCATTGCCTCCTGCAAGGTCATGGAACCGCGGCGGGCGCATGGTGCCAGTGGCTCGGGCTCGGGCTCCAAGTCGGCGTGCTCCTTCGTCATATGATCTAGTTTGTAATGTAGAAACTAAATAGCGACTGTGTAACTGCGACTGTGTAACTGCGACTGTAACTGTTTTTAACTAATACTAAAAAGAATATAGTAATTTTCAAATTACTAGTGTAATTTAGGATAAAACTAGTACTTATCCTCCATTATTTTTTTTAATGTTTCTCTGCCAATACTAATATCTTCTTCGCATTTTAATAAACTTATACAATTTTTTATATTTGTATCATATACATTTTTATAACTTTTAATTTTATCTAATACATCATCATACTTTTTCGCCTTACGTTTCTTTTTAACATTATAATGTTTCAATACTATACCCTCACTTGTTTCTATATATCCTTGTATTACAAGATTACCATAAGTAACATTATCATGACATGTTTTACATAATTGAACTAAATTATGATCATTGTTTTTATGAAAATATCCTAAATTGCCATTATTATCTGCTTCACATTGTTCAACTATATGATGTGTTTCTTCAGCAGATTTTCCACATATTTTACATTCATCTAATACTAATTTTTTATTGTAAGGAGAAGTTTTTAATGGTTTTTTTTCAATAATATCTACACTGTTTGCTAAATCTAAGAAATCTTTATTTAAACCTAATGCTTCACATACTTTCATACCATATATAGATGGTCCAGGGCCACTTTTAAGTTTACGATTATAAATTAATTTACCATCAGTATTATCAATTTCTAAATGAAAAACATTTAAATTTTTTAATAGATGAATTTGTGGCAAATCCATTAATTGATGTAAATGAGATGTAAATACAAAACTACATTCACGATTACATAATGTATGTAAACCAGCATAAACAATTTTAATAGCAGAAACTGTTTCAGTGCCACTACATAATTCATCGCCTAATACTAATGATTTATCATCACATAAATCAATTATACTACGTAATTCATTCATTTCAACAGCAAATGTAGATTCAGATTTAAATATATTATCATTACTTAATATTCGAGTAAATATTTGTGTATATGGAACAAATTTAAATTCTTTACAAGATACATATAAACCAGCTTGTGCTAATATTAAATTTAATCCAATTGCTTTCATATAAGTAGATTTGCCACAAGCATTTGTTCCAAATAATAGTATACCATTTTTAGATAATTCGACATCGTTAACAATATATTCAGTATTTTTATTAATACGTTCAACGATAGGATGTCTCATATCTACAGCAGATATCATACTATCATCTCCACTACATATAGTAGGTTTAAAATAATTATTATCAATAGACAACTTAGCACCAGCAACATAAAAATCAATATTTGCAATCAAATCGTGTATATATTTTAGTATATCTTTATAACTATCATATAAATGTGTAATGGTATCTTTATAATATTCTAAATTAAACTTTGATAATCTTTTTCGAAGATCACTTTTGGTTTTTGATATTTTATTCATAGTATTACACAATATATATGTGCTATTACTATCTTTACTTTTTATAGTAAAGTCATCTTTAGAAAAAGTATAAATAGTAATACCATCACATTTTACATGAATATTAGTATCATTTAAATTAGATAATCGCTGTTTAAAAGTTTGTGCTCTGCGTTTAGTAGTATATAATTGCCATTCACCATCTTTACCATCAGTACATTTTATAACATCATTTTTATCATCAATACATTTACTTAATCTTGATATGATACATTTGATATGTGTATCGTATTCTAAAATATCAGAATCTATATCATCTATTTTTTCAAAATTACATTTTTTAAAAATGGATCTTTCAATATTTTCAATAGGATCATTTGTTATATATTTAAAATTGAATGTTTCATCTAGTTCTTTCATAAAAAAATCAAACTTTTCTATATAATTTTTGTCCATATCTGTTAAGTTTTCTATTTTATTTAAACATTTATTTACAAAAATGTAAGAAAGATAAGTGCTATAAAAATTATATGGTTGAATAATATTTAATCCCATTAAACGTAATGATTTATCTAAATCATTTATTTGCATTAAATCAGATGTAATATTTTTATAATTATCGTCTTTTTTATAATATTCAATATTATCATATCTAGTTTGTAAAACATCTTTATCTGTTGATGGATATAATAATCTATTTTTTAATAATCTTTTACCCATACTTGTCATACAAATATTTACAATACTCAATAATGATTCATTTTTTCCTTTAAAATAACTATAATTATTAACAACATTAAGTTGCCTTATACTATTATTTGTAAGGTTTAATATTTTATCATTTATATCATATTTAGGAATTTCAATATTATTTATGATATCTCTTTTATGTTCCATAATATAAAAAATCATATATACAAAAGACAATCTCAACTCATCTGTATTTAAATATAAACTATCAAATATATCTATCATGTTTTTTTTCATATAAATTTTCATTAATGTATCTCTTTGATAACTTGGTTTTTTATATATAGGATTTTTCAAATGATTTATACGATAACATTGTGTACTTAAATCCCATTTTTTCAATACATCATCCTCATTTAAATTGTAATTTTCAGTTTGAAATATACATTCTGATGGATTATAAAAATCTATATATCTACCAATTTCATCAATAATATAATTGTTATCATATTTAATATTTTCAATCATATGAATATGACTATTACCAGTAGATAAATCAATACATGATATGGCACTTTTTAAAATATTTTTATTTTGATAATCATAAGATTCAATATAAATACTCATTAAATAATTATTATAATCATTATTATGTATTAAACTTGTTCCAGGTGATAATATTCGTGTCATTTCCCTTTCTGGATTAGGTGGTTCTGTTGTTTGTTCTATTAAAACAACAGTATATTCATTATTTAATAAATTAGAAATATGTTTTTCTTGTGATATTAATGGAAATCCTGCCATTAAATATTCTAAAGAATTTTCAGATTTAATAACTTTTTTACCAACAGCAATACTTAAAATATCATCGCAAATATGATGAATATCAGTTTCACCTTTTTTATCATTTAAACTGGCACAAATTTCAAAAAAACTACCAAGTTGAATTAAAATGATTGTATTTTTACCATATATATCTTTATATTTTTTTACATATTTATCATATTCATATAGTATATGGTCTTTGTTCATATTATTTATATAATAATACGATGTAATTTTTAAATAATTAAATATAATATATATTATATGGCAACAAATGAATATGAAATCCCACCCATAGTAGTAGAAGGAAGACATGCCTTAGCGAGACGAGATTATACTAGATTTTTACAATTATTAGATAATGGATTAGATATAAATTATGTAGGTTTAAATCAATATGATCATTCATTTTTATTAAGTCAAGTATATCATTTAAATGTTCAAGGTGTAAGATTTTTACTAGAAAATGGTATAGATCCAAATATTCCAGATACTAATGGTTTAACATCATTAGATTATATTTATCGTATGCCTAATGTAAGAGTATATAGTGATGTTGAAAGATTGCGCTCAGATATGATACAAGATATATTAAGAGAATTTGGTGGATATACAGCACGTTCAATTAGAGCAGGTATAAGAGGAGATTTAAATAGACTTAGAAATTATAGAAATTATCCACGTAAAAATAGTAATCCAGGTAGTAATCCTAGTGATCCAGATTCTGAATTGATGAGAGATCAAGCAGCAACACAAATACAAAGAAGAATAAGAGGTAGACAATCAAGACAAATGAGAAATTATACACGTAGAAATACAGGATTACAATCATTAAATCCTACAATGAGAGAAAGATTTAGAAGATTTACAGATCATAATAGAATGTTAGATGAAAATGATCAATTAAGTGGATACTTACATGATGTATATTTTCCACCAAAAATGACTAGTAAACAGAGTAAATCTAGTCAAAGTAAATCGAAACGTAAAGTAGCAAAACGAACAAAAAAGAAACGTAACAGGAGAAATAGATATTAATAGAATTTATTACGAATAAATTTTATTTTTTTAAAGATATTAAATGATTTAATACGTTTTTTATTTTTATCATCTTTAAATTGAATGTATTTACTGCGATCAATTATATTATTATTAAGATTACGATTTGCTAATGCTAATGCAATCATCATTCATATTTAAAACATATATTTAATTTTTTAAGTATCAAATTTATTTACATTTTTTTTTCTAACCATTTGTAAGCATCATCAAAAAAATACTTACTACTATAATACATGAGTACACCAAATACAAAAGCATGTAATACTAAAACAATCATATGATTTGTTCCATATTTAGTTCCTAAAATAGTGGATAAACCCATATCAACGATATTAAATAGCATAGGATTTGCTACAATCAAAAAAAGAATTGCGGCAGTAATTGAAACTTGAACGGATTTTATACGAAGACTTGATCTAATACTCATATTATAATATATAAATATATATTTATTTTGTAATAATATTATGAATAGATATGAAAATAGTGAAATATCACATCAATCATTGAACGATGAAAAAATAAATGATGAAAAAAATAATTATAATGGTTTTGTATTGTTTATTTTTGTTTGTTCATTTTTTGGTTATTATTCATGTCATGTGATGTATAGTTGTATTAAAGAAAACTATAATAAATATTATGATTCCTATAAAAAAAATAAAAACTTAAAAGAAAAATTAATATTAAATGATGATATGATATGTAGTATATGTTTAGAAAATTTAAAAGACAATAATTGTGTAATACTAAATTGCGAACATATATATCATAAAATATGTATTAAAGAATGGTTAAAGAAAAATAATAGTTGTCCGAATTGTAGAATAAATATTATCTAAATATCAGTTTTAATATATGTTTAAACGAGATAAATGAAAAATAATCTAAGTATATTATATTATGATCCGAACATTATCATTTTTATTATTAATATTAGGTTTAGTATTTATTACTATTGGTATATCACACCAAATGAGTCCAACATATACTACAAAGAAAAAAATTGAATTTATACCTAGAAGTGTTTATGATGAAATTGCAATGAATACAAGTTTAAGTAAATACTAAAGTTTACTAAAGTTTACTAAAGTTTACTAAAGTTTACTAAAGTTTATCTGCAAACTCTATAATAAATATCTTCACCACAAGTTTTGTTTTTTCTAATAATTTTGAAAATATCACCATTTGTTCCAAGTTTTAATTTAGATACAGGATCATTTTTTGAAATAACTGGCAATTGATCTAAGGTACAATTTGATATTTCTAATATTTTTTGAATATCTTTATCATCTCTAATTATTGTATGTTTTGGAACAATTTG